TGAATTATATAAAAAAGATCATAGTTGTTTAATAGATATAGCAAAACAGCCTAAACATATTTCTAATAATAATAAAATTGTAAATATTCAAACACCATTTGATTTTAATAATATTGAATTGGCAAAGCAAATTATAGAAGAAAAATACAATATGAATTATATACTTGAAGGACAAAAAGGAATGGCAGATTTTACTGTTGAAAATATGTTAAAAGATGAAAATGGAAATTTTAAATATATTTGTACAGATCCAAGTAGAAATATATTTAAATTTAAGGATCCATCAGGAGAAATAATAAAGGATGTTGACGCAAAAAAACTTACAAACTTTCTTATAGATGGAGGAATAAAGACTAAGGCATGTAATATGGCTATACAATGGTGGACAAATGAAAAAGGAGAAATAGATGGTGCCAAATGTGATTATTTATTGGACAAAGCAGAATCAATAAAATCTTTAAAGGAAGATAATACAATTTTCAAAAGAGAACTGATATCAAATATATCAGTTTAATTTTTATAATCGTTTTGATTATAAAAATTACAATGGCAATAAAACAGTGTATAAAGTTTTTTTAGTATTATCATAATCTACTTTATAAACTATCATTTTTATATTATAATCATTTTTTTCTCCATCTACATTATATTTTTTAATATCATTTTCATTTACAAAAGAATATAAAGTAAATTCTTCTTGTATACTATAATTATCAACATCTATTCTTGGATTATATTTTTTATTTATCCATGTCAATGCTATATTAATACCTTTTAAATAAGAATCTATATTTTGTGCTATATACATTTCATTATTATTTATTAATTTATTTTTGAAAAAATAAGGTTTTATGTTCCAATTCTTTGAAAATTTATCTATCTTTTTAATATGTATTTCTTCAATTTCTTCTTCGTCATCTACTTCTTCTTCTTCCTCATCTTCTATTTTTTCATCTTTTTTTTCTTTTATATATAAATTTACATTATTATATACTTTATTTTTATTATTTTTTTCATTAATTAATTTAGAAATTGAACTTTCACCTTCTAAAATTATTTGATTTTGATATTCTTCAAAATCTGTTATATCATTATAATAATTTTCAATAACAGTATATAAATAATATGATAAAAGTTTATTTTCATTTCTTATTAACATAAGTCTTAAAACATAGAAAAGTCTTTTTAAAGTATCTTCCGACTTTACTATTAATTTATTATTTAACATTATACCACTATTATTCATGCTAAAAAGTTTAGGTATATTTTCATAATTAAATTCATTATTAATTTGTATATATTTATCTTTAAAGTTTTTATATACTTCTTCATCAATGCTTTCTTTGTTTATTTTATTAGCATGTAAATAAGTAGAAAATAACCAAAACATGTATTCAACTATATATCTAGATAACTTTTTATATTTATTGTATATATTTATTGCTGAATTTTTAAATTCAATAATACTGTTTTCTTCAATTAAAATCTTAATATCCACATTTCCGATTTTTCCAATTATTTCATTTATAAAATTATCTTTATCAATTAATTGTTCATGATCTTTAATATTTAATTGTCTTACAACTTCTAATGCAGTTGAAATACTTGTTTTATATATATCTTTTGTTTCTATCAATTTTAAAGGTTGTATAGGAGTAGTTAAAATAGATATTTTATTTTTTTCATATTCAATATTAACAACTCTTGTTTTTCCATAAGAATCTATAACTTGTGATAATAATACCACATTTTTCCAAGGCCAATTAATATTTTTAAATGTTATTTTGTTATCGAGTATATAAGAATAGTTGAGTTTGTTAAATATTTCAAAAATATTTTTTGATACAGGATTATTAAATTCAAAAATATCTTCAGTTTCTTCCATTTTTTCATCTAATTGTCTAATTATAAGTTCACATTGTGGATATAAAGCTTTATCTGCTTTACTACCTGTATGTTCATAAATAAATATACATTTTTTGTTATTTTTCATTTTGTAATACCCTTTAATGTGATTTGGTACTATTAGTTTTCCATTATCATCAGATGTAAATATGAATATATTACAATCATATTCAACTTCTAAAAGATGTAAAAATAATTTTGGATCAAAATATTCTTCTATATTTTTTATCTTTTCCATTATACTAACTAAATTATAATTATACATTTCTTGTTTACAAGAAGAAGCCAATTCTAATTTTGCTAATTTTTTTGTTCTAATAAAATTTACATTTGAATAATCTTTTCTTAAAGCAATTAATACGCAACTTAAAAAACTACTTTGGTTTCTGGGAACTCCTCTTCTATAATATATAGAAGTTTTATCTGCTATATAAAACATTTTATTAATATTTTCAGGTAGATATGCATGTTCTTTATCATTTATTATTTTTCCTGTTATATATATATTTTGACTTTTAGATTCTTTTTTCTTTATTTCTTCTCCAAAATAATAATCACGATATTTTGGTTTTGATGTTTGATCGCCTGGATAACAACATGGCAAATAAGGAAATACATCACTATTACTTAATTTATTATTTTTTAGTCCTGGATATGGATATTCTTCCGTATTACAAAAATAATATCTTGGGAGTATTCCATCTGTTTCTTCTTTTGGAAATTTTATAATATTTTTATTTCTGCCTTCAGAAATTAATATTTCAGCTTCTTCTTCTGTTATATATGCTGGTTTAGTCTTTTTTTGACAAATATCGCTACTATATCCTCTTTTAAATACCTGCGGTTCAATGTTTTCTAATTTATTTTTTTCTTCAATATCATCATCTTCTTCATCTTTAGCAATTATATTTAATTTAACAAATGGACTGTAAATTTCAACTATTTCATCTACATTTTTGTTATAAATATTAAATAGCTTTGCTAATATTTGTTGAAAATATTTAACTTTTTCAATATTATTAGCCTTATTTATTTTTACACGAATGTAATTACTTTTTAAAGGAAAATTTTCTTTATCAATATTAATTTTTTGAACAATTTTTGGTGTTATTGTAGCTGTTATTTTTCCAATTTTTGTATTTTCAAAATATATATAAACAGAATCCTTTTTTGATAATTGTTTTTCATTAACACCTATTAAACTAGAAAATAACTTATTATTAGCTATTAAATCTAATAAGACATATTTATCCATAGTCTGTAAAGGAAAATAAAATATTCCACTTATATCAATTATATTTATTGGAATATTCTTATTTATATTTTGATCAAATATCATTAAAAATTTATCAATAAATGTTTTAGTATAATCATCAATAACAACGCCTTTAGAAATATTTTTTATATTGTATTCTAATGTTATTGATATTTTTTTATCTTTTATAGTTAAAATACCTTCTGAATAAATTTGTTTTTTTTCATTTTCTAAAATTTTAAAAATAATATTTTTATTTCTATCAATATTTTTGTATCTGTCTACAAAACTTTTACTTTTATCAAACAAGTTAGACCATTCTAGTGGAGGTGTAAAATTTTTTAAAATTTTGTAAAATTTTTGAGTTGTAGCAAATGGTACATTTTTATTTAATTTTAATACATTAAAAACTTCTAAAATTGATATAATATTTTTTAATTCTATTTCTATTTGAAATTTAAGTTTCTCTTGATCAAAATCTGTATATTTAATTTCTTTTTCTTCTTGAAATTTTTTAAAAGTAGAAATTGAATTGTTTGGAATATCAGGATTCCAATTATCTTCATTTTTTTTAATATCTCTGTCTATAATATTTTTATTTGTGTCAATTCTATTCAAAATTTGGTTTAAACTTTCATATGTAATATTTTCATTTATATTAATTTCTTTTATTTCCCCAATTATTTCATTTAATTTATCAACTTTAATTATATCTAAATATTCTTCTTCATAATTTAAAAGTTCTCTAATTTTATTATTTAACACAATATAGTAATAAACTATCATATAGAAAGAACTTTTTTTAAATATTTTATTTTCATCTTTCATATATTCATATACTTCTTTTAAGTTATTAGAATTTTCTATTATTGGTATTAAATCAATAACATTTATATTTTTATTTTCATAAATTTGTTCTAGAGTTGGTATGCCATCAGGAAAATACAAAAATTCAGGTAATGTTTTTAAATTCGCTGTTAATCTATTTAAAATACTATTTTCAGAATCTAAATCGTATATTTCCATTTCTTTATTATTAAATATTACCATATTTATTTATTATATTATTTTATAAAATTTTTAAACTATTTTTTATTAGTTTAAAAATTACAATGATGCTAAAAATTTTTCTAAATCTTCTAATTGTCTTCCCCCTTGATGTGTTTTAACAAATTTTCCATTTTTATAACCAACATAGCTAGGAAATCCTCTAAAAGAGGGATCAATTTTTTTAAGTTTAGAATTTAATTCTTTTTCACCTGGTTGTGTTCCATCTCCTTCAATTGTACATGCGAACATTTTACCTTGATTTTTATTTGCAAATTCTTGAAAAGCTGGTTTTGCTTGTGTACAATAACCACAAAATTTTGCTTGAATCATAATAACAACTGGTATATTTTTAGGAATTTTATCATTAATTAAATTACAATTTTCATCAAAATCTGAATTTGTAAGATACGCAACGGGTTTTTTTAGATATATCATTTATTTAATTAAACATTTTTTTTATTTTTAATTAATTAAATGTTAAAAATTATATAGGTATATATTATTATTTAATAATATATATTATGACAAATTCTTTTTTTCAATTAGCATCTGATGTCTTTTTGATTCTTTATGTTTCTTCATACGGTAATGAGTTACAATCATTCCACATTCACAAGTTTCTTTCTTTTGTCTTTGAAGTGCAATTTTTGTTTTATAATTATCATCATAGTATTTAGAACGATTTTCTAATATTTTTTCTTTATTATTTTCATAATAGTCTTTTCGTTGTTCTAAAATATTTTCTTTGTTATCATAATAATACTCCTTAACATTTTCTATAATTTCATCTTTATTTTCTTCATAATATTTTTTCTTTTTTTCAGTTATTATATCAATATTTTTTTCATAATAATCTTTTTTGATTTCTGCTATAATTTCTTTATTATCTTCACGATATTCTTTTTGTTGTAGATATAACTGTTCTTTATTTTTCTTACGATATTTTTCCGTTCTTTCCCTATGTTTATCTTTCTCTTCTTTTTCTAATGTTCTTTTTGGATATACCACATATTCAACATCTTCATAAAATTTTGCACACTGATCAAATACATCTGTAAACAATGTAATATTAGATAAACTTGGTAATTGAAATACATCTCTACCAGCTTTACATCTATATTTGCCAAGTTTCATTAATACAGCTGATTCTAATATATCCATAACTTTTGAATCTTTACATGATTTATAATATATAACTTTGAAATCATGCAATTTATTTTGATTATAATTTTCTTTTCTATCTGATAAATCAGTTGCTTTACCTACTACATATTCTCCAACTTTTTCTGATTCTTCAGAAGTCATAAGATATACAACATTTTTATCTTCAAAAACTTGTTTTGTTTTTTTTACATATTTTCTTAATAGATTTTTATTTTCTTCTTCAATTCTTGTTTTTTCTTCTTCTATTTTATTTTTTTCTTCTTCAATTCTTGTTTTTTCTTCTTCAATTCTTGTTTTTTCTTCTTCAATTCTTGTTTTTTCTTCTTC